AAATATATTAATAATAAAATACAAAGATGTTTCCATATTGCTAAGCAAAGGATTGCTCCAGAGGTTGCAAATGAAGAGGGAGATATTACGGGGTTTTATTATAGTTATGATTTCTCAAATGTAAATAAATATAAGCCGGAGCGTTTTGACGCTTTTGGTTTTGGAGAGGGCTTAAACGAACGCTCTGAAATTTATATAATTCGTGATTACCAGGTTGGGCAATTTTATTATTCTAATCCTAGTTACGTGTCCGGGATTTCGTGGGCTAAAATGGAGGAGGAAATAAGCAATTACTCAATCAATCACATTCAAAAGGGATTGTCATTCGGTCATATTATAAATATGAATTGTGGCATTCAAGAGAGCGCCGAGACAATTCAAGAAAATACGAGACAAATTAGAAACCACTTAACCGGATCACAAAACGCCGGAGCATTCTTTTTAAATTGGAATGATAACAAAGATAGCGAAATAACAATTTCAGCTTTGGAAGTTTCGGATGCGCACCAGCAATACGCTTACTTAAGCGCTGAGGCTAGACAACAACTTTGCACCTCTCACAAATTAACTTCTCCAATGTTAGTAGGTATAAAAGAGGCAAATGGTTTTAGCTCAAACGCTGAGGAGATAAAAGTTGGGTTTGCTGAATTAATGATAAATGTAATTTCACCAAAACAAGAAATTATTTTAGATAGTTTAATGGAGATATTCGCTGTTAACGGAATTACTTTGGATCTACAATTTGAAAATCTAAGAGGCGAAGAGCAAGCAATTGCAGAAACTCCAATAGTTGCTCCGACTCAATTAGCAAGTCAACACGTTTGTTGTTCAAAAGACGACAACGGACTTTCGGAAGTTGCCGACGCTCTTATTGAAATGGGCGAAATTGTAAACGAGGACGAGTGGATTGAGATTGACGCAATACCAGTAACAAAAGAGCTAGAGATTAACGAAATAACTTTGAATTTAGCGAGATCATTTGCAAGTTTCCCAAATGTAACTAGCGAACAAGACACGGAGCTTTTTAAGATACGATATTCTTACGAGGGTAGTTTGGGAGCGCAAAGAGATTTTTGTAATAAAATGGTAAGCGCTGGGCGTACTTATCGCAAAGAGGATATAACAATCGCTGAGACAAAAGTTGTCAATCCAGGACTTGGGCCGGACGGAGCGGATAACTATTCAATTTGGCTTTACAAAGGTGGCGTAAATTGTCAACATTTTTGGATGAGAAAAATATATTTGCGTAAAAATAATAAACAAATCGGAGTGAACGAGGCTCGAAAAATGATTTTAGACCTTGATCCGGCAGACAGACCTCAAGCAAATTGGCAACAAAACGAGATTGAGGTGGCACAAATCGCATCACCGAGCAACAATTTTTGGTCATTAACTCCAAATTATAGACAATAATGGCAACGACAATACTTTTAAAAGAGAACGAATTAACTAAAAACACGCTTTTGGGCGGGAATATTGATATTGATTTATATATCCCGTGCATCGCAGACGCTCAGAGAACGAGACTTGAGGAGATTTTAGGTGAAACTTTATACAATAAAATTTGTTTGGACTTTGAAAACGACGATTTGGAGGGAGATTATTTAACTCTTTACGACGGATATATAGTTCCGTTTATAATTGCAGCGGCAGCGGTTGAGTATCTTTTAATCGGAGCTTACAAAGTAAACAATAACGGAATATTTAAGGCGCAACCGGATAACTCAATCGCTATCGATAAAACCGAAGTCGATTATCTCGTTAATAATATGAGATTGAAATCGGAAATGTACCGAGATAGGATGTTTCGTTGGTTGGCAAAATACCATTTACCAGAGTACGTTAGTAGTTCCACAAACATAGTCAATCCAATTCGCTCAAATTTAATTTGTGGCAAATGGTGGCTAGATAGACCGTACTAATATGAGAAAAACAGACAAAAGAACAGAGGAAAATATTAAGAAATTAAAAAAATTTTTAACAAATGGCATCGACATTAAACTTTACAACCAAAAGAGGGGATACTTTCAAACAAACGGACTTTCAAATAGTAATAAATGATATTCCGTTAGACTTAACAGGCGGAGAAGTTAAAATCCAACTAAGAAAACAACCTGGAGGATTGGTTTATTTAGAGCCTACCATTACAATTTTTGATCCGGAAAATGGAGAGTTCGCAATTGATGAGCAAATCATTAATATTGAGGCGTGTATTTATAGATACGATATTCAAGTTACAACCGAAAGCGGAGAAGTTAACACGTGGGTAAGTGGATTATTTACAATAACTGACGACATTACACGATAATAGATGAGCGATAATGTAAATATAATAGTACAAGACACAATTAACGACATCGTTGTTAATACGGCCGTTGTAGTTGAGACAATTGACATAAACGTACAAGTTGCCGTTGACGAGGTTAATATAATTGCAAATCCAAATAATTACGTGGTTAATATAAACAGAATTATTGGAGAGCAAGTTCAAAGCGATTGGGATCAAAACGACGACCAGGAGCCGGACTATATTAAAAACAAGCCGTCAATTCCGTCAATTGCCGGACTGGCTACGGTTGTTTATGTAGATCAACAAGACAATTTGAAAGTTGACAAAGTTGCCGGAAAGGGATTGAGTGAAAACGATTTTACAAATACTTTAAAAACAAAACTTGACGGAATTGAGTCAGGCGCTCAAGTTAACGTCAACGCTGATTGGAATGCTACAACCGGAGACGCTGAAATTTTAAATAAACCTACAATTCCGGCAGCTCAAGTCAATTCCGATTGGAATGCAACGAGTGGCGTTGAAGAGATTTTAAACAAGCCGTCAATTCCAACCTTAACAAGTGATTTAATAAACGACGGAGAGGACGGAGTTAATCCATTTATTACGGCGGCCGATTTGCCTACATCAGTTACTTCGGTGGGGCTTACAATGCCCTCAGCATTTAACGTGGCGAATAGCCCAATTACAAGTGCGGGTACTTTAGCCGTTACAGGTGCGGGCTTGGTTAGTCAATATGTAAGAGGTGATGGTAGTCTAGCAAATTTTCCAACTTCAACAGGAGGAGGTGCGTCGGTTAATTATTACCTTAATGGTAGTATTTCTCAAGGCACGTTTGGAGGAACTACTTATTATCAAATGAGTAAAACACCAATACTTGGAGGAGGTACTAATTTTATAAGAACAAATGGTGCGGGTAATGGATATATTGCATCGTTTATAACTGATGCGGGAGATCCTTCATTTTTGAATATACCAGGTGGAAATTGGAATTTAGAATTTTATTTTCAATCAAGTGCATCAGGAGGTAGCCCACAATTTTATGGCGAAATCTATAAAGTTAGTGCTACAAATGTTTTTACACTTGTTGCAAGTGGTTCAGCAAATCCTGAAGGCATTACAAATGGCATAACTGTTGACCAGTACTTTACTTCAATTCCTATGCCACAAACTTCATTACTTATTACGGATAGATTAGCAATTCGTATTTATGTAATTACAGGAGGAAGAACTATAACCTTACACACAGAGAATGGAAATCTTTGTGAGGTTCTTACAACATTTACAACAGGGTTAACCGCATTAAATGGATTAACTTCTCAAGTACAATCATTTGCAACAGGCACCAGCGGAACTGACTTTGGTATAAGCTCAGCAACAAGTACACACACGTTTAATTTACCTACAGCATCAGCTACTAATAGAGGAGCTTTAAGTACAACCGATTGGAGCGCGTTTAACGGAAAATTTAATTTACCAAGTTTAACAAGTGGCTCAGTTTTATTTTCAAATGGAACGACAATCGCTCAAGATAATGCTAATTTCTTTTGGGATGATACTAATAATAGATTAGGTATTGGAACAAATGCTCCAGCTAATACTTTGCATATACCGTCATTTAATACTACAAATAGTCAAGCAAGAATAGGTAGTCTTGAAATGCAAAGTTATTCATTAAATAATTCTTGGATTGCTGATAATATGTTTTATAACGGAACTGGTTTTCAACATAGAAATACTGGTAAAGCAGTTTTATTTTATTTTTTTGGTGGAGAGGGACAATTTAGGTCTTATGCGAGTGCTGCTGCTGGAACTGTAAGAACTGCAGTTAATGATGCTAAATTAAAATTTGACGAACTTGGTAATTTTGGAATTGGTGCTAATATTTTAGATACCCCTGGCACTTTTACTGGTTCATTTTTACGAGTATTTTCAACTGGTAATGTAACTATTAATCAAGCAGCAACAGATGCTGGCTTCAGATTAGATGTAAACGGCACAACAAGATTAAATGGCAACACTTCAATAGGTGGTGCTGCTGCTGGTGCAAGACTTGATGTAAGAGCACAAGGAGCATTATCAACCGACATAGCTTTTAGAGTTAGGAATAGTGCTGACACAACTGATTTGTTTCAAGTTCAAGGAAACGGAGCTATTGTAATGTCATCGGGGGCAAGTTTTTATACACTAGGAAATAATCTTAATTTTAGGTCAAATCTTGCGGGAGGAGGAGGCTTTGTTTTAGATGCACAATCATTTAATACTTTAAATAGTACAAATAACGAACAAGGTTTCGGATTTTTCTCAGGAACTTTTGCTCCAACAAGTGGAACGGGAACGCTTAATGGTTTAAAAATCACTCCAACAATCAACCAAACGGGTGGCGCAAATGGTATAACAAGAGGATTATTTATTAATCCAACTTTGACCGCTGCTGCTAATTTTAGAGCAATTGAGACAACGGTTGGAAATGTAATATTAGGTAGCACAAGCGGAAATGTAGGTATTGGAACATCAACTCCTTCTATAAAGCTTCAAGTTGAAACAAGTGTTAACGGGTCTGACGGTATTTGGGCAAGAAACGCAAACACAGGCACTTCAGCTTATGGATATGTTGTAGCTGCTTCTGGAGTTGGTACAGTAGGTGTAAGAGCGCATTCAGCCGCACACGGAGCGTGGCCAAATACTTCAATGTTACATTCCGCTACCGGATTTACAGGTGGTTTATCAATCTATCAAGACGGTGCAAATCCTATTTCTTTATGGACAAATGCTACTGAAAGAATGCGTATTACCTCAGCAGGTAACGTAGGGGTTGGAATGACTGCTCCAACGGCTAAGTTAGCAATCAAAGCACCCGGAGCGTTATCGACTGATATAGCTTTACGAGTTAGGAATAGTGCGGATAGTGCTGATTTAATGTTGGTAAATGGATTGGGAAATGTAGGTATTGGAACGGCAACTCCAACCGAAAAACTTGACATACAAGGAGGTATGCAATTAAGAGGTCCGCGCTCAGGAAACTCAGGAGAAGGAGCGTTTATGGATTATACAGGAGGTAAATTTAGATTATTAAGTCAGGGTCAAACAAATGCTACGGCAGGCGAGTTTATGTTTACGGTTAGGTCAT